GCATGTGGCATCACCAGCCCATAGATGTTGATTCCAGCGCGATAAAAGACCCCCTTGGCCGCGACCGGCAGGCTACGCCACGAATGGGTTGGTTCTCGAAACGAATCCCTGACCCCTGAGTAAAGTTGTACCAGCTTGTTATCCAGCAGGTTTCGGTAATACCGTATCCCAACATGGACGACCTCGTTGTGACGATTGGTCGTTAGAAACACGATCCCTTCGGAGTTCTCCCCCATCTTGACAAGCGGGAGGCGTTCCTGAGGCCCGGCGTCGGCCTGGGCTTCCGCCAGCGCCACGATGTCGGACATGAAGAGACTTTTGTTGTAGATCAAGCTTTTGAACTTTTGGTCCACGTCGTACTTGGCCTTGGGGTCAAGCATTTCGGTGGACGGTAATTCGGCGTTCTGACGTGCGTACATCCCGATGGCCCTGAGTCGCATGGGTACCAGTAGTTTGGATGCTTCCCGAATCGCCATGACGGAATATAAGTCCGTCGCGACCACCAGGTCCTGGGAGGCCACGTAGGCCAGAAGCCCCCCAGGACCCAGGTTCCGGGCGTAATCCTCGATCAGCCCCCGTAGGGCCGAGCGTTCGGATTTGAGGTATTGGAACCTTGTAGCCATTCTTTCGGTATCGCGAGTCCGATTTCTTCTGCCTGTTGCCCGATGGTCGGGCCTTTCGTGATGATGAGGTTGAGTCTCTCGAAGAAATGCTCCAAGTCTTCAAAATCAGGTTGTACCACCTGGTAGCCCTTGGCCTCGGCATAGTCATAAGCTGACTTTTTTCGCGGCTGACCATCGCGGCCAATCGTGTTGGTCACGGTCTTGGAGACGTAGATCACGATGTCGTACAGTGCCTTGGGATGCGGTTGGCCACACTTGGTGCAGCGGCGCACAACCTCGGGGTATCCTTCGATCTTGCACATCTGGCACACCGCAGGGTTGTACCGCACTTGTTCGAATTGCTCGACGTTCAACTGGGCAATCTGGTGGGTGTTGAACATCGGGGCCTTGCACTGCTGGCACGCCAGAGCTTCGATCTGCATGAGGCCCCCGCAGCCTTTGCACTCGTTCTGTACATTGTTGTGAAGTTGCCGGATGTCCCGGTACTGGGCTCCGCTGCAGTACAGCACCTTGAGACCCCCGGGCACTACCATCTGGCGTTGCGCCGGGTCGACAATCGGGACATTCGCTGGAATCAAGGTTTTCTTGCCATTGGTTTCGATGTAGCGGCCGTGGTCAAACACCGGGATCACGATCTCGCTGGGGGCGGAGCGTTGCCCGCGGTCGGCCCGGAGCTGACTCGTGGCTTTGCCGTAGCACGTGAGGCAGCGGCCCGTGGTGCTCTCGAATCCGTCGGTACATATGACCGGGGGCATGGTCTCCTTCTTGCCCGTCTTCTCGCTCACCCGTTCGATCCAATGGCGCCGGACCTCAGGGAAGCCGTTAGGGAACAGATCTTCCGGGGGTTGGAGCACCTGGATGGGAAGTTGGGACCCATCCTGCAGGATGACGTTGGGCAGGAACGGCATCCTGCCGCTTGAGGTCGGTTTGGTCTTGGTGAAGGCGTCGTTCATAGGTTCTCCTTGTAGTGGGTAGCTAAGTAGCCTGATGGTCTAGTTAGCTGGGTTAAACAGGTGTTTTATTTCTTCAGGTGACAGGTTATCCGGTTGGGCCCCTGGGTACTGGAGCACCGTCGCGGGTACCCCTTGGGCCAGGAGCGCTTGTTGAACGATTTTCCCAGAGGTTCTTCCGGAAACGTCGTTGTCAAACACCACGATAACACGGTCCGCCAGATTCTGCAAATGGGTGATTTGTGACGGCGTCACCTTGGTCCCCATGGTGGCGACGACGTTGTCGACCCCGTGCTGCTTGAGCCAAAGGCAGGCCTTGTACCCCTCGACCACATAAAGCAACGGGGTGCCCTTGGGCACCAGGTGGCCCCCGTAGAGCCATGACTTGTTTCGAGGTGCATAGTTGTGATCTACAGCACCCCGGAGCATCGTCCCGGTATAGACTTTATACCGCGGTTCCACCCCGTCGGCCGCTCGCCCGCTGATTGCCACGAGACGACCACCGGGTGCCCGGATTGGGAACGTGATGCGCTCGTACATCATGTCGTACCCGACTTCGAATTTCAGTAATGTGGCTTCGGAGAAACCTGTGTCCGCCAGGGCCACGGGGCAGTAGCGAAACAGCGCCAAGACCGATTCGTTCATCTGGTCGTTCGTTTCCCGGCGGATCGCGGGCATCAGGTTGACGCCGTCGAAATTATACCCAAGTAATTTCTTGAGGGATTCGAAATTTCCTGTGATCCCGCAGCTAAAGCACCGGTAGTGGCCACTGGCCAGATGGACTGAAAAACTTGGATGTGCCTCTTGTCCGCCCTTGTGGACAGGGCACGCGGCAATCGCATGGGTATCGCTGGTACGACGCACCAGGTTGAGCCGGGCGTCGAGCTGGTCTAACAAATCCATTAGTCGTTGAACCGGTTGGTCTCCTTGGATTCTTCCTCATCCTCCCCAAGGTACTTGGACGGAAGTTTCCAGTCGGGTTGACCGTTGGGCAACATGATGGGGCCAAGGCCATGACAGCATTTGTTCCCAACGGAGAAGCCGTCCAGCGTGGTCTCGCGGGCCGCCTGGACTAAAAAAACCGTACGTTCGAGACGTTTGTCATTGTCGAGCCGGAGCATGAGGTCACAGTCCATCGCAAAGGCATCGGAGAACGCCGCGTCTCCCGTGACCCAGAGGCGTGCTCTCTCGCCCTTCCGATTCGCCTGGGTCGTGATGACACTCGGGAGCTTGAGCGCTTGGCAAAGGTGTTGCAGATCGTAACTGATGTTCCGGATGGTCTTGGGGTCGGCGTCCCGTTTCTTGGTCTGCTGATCCACCATCTTGTAGAGCGAGTCCACCAACAGGATGTCGGGCTTATATTCGTCGATCTTGGCCATGAGGGACGAGACCGTTCGGCCTTCGATGTTATCAGTCAGCGACGTGATGATGATCTCCTGTTCATACGGAATCGTATTCCGAGACGTTAAGTATTCGCGGAACCTTGCCTCGTCGGTTTCAAACAAGCTGCCGCCGAGCACCTGGCCGTAGTCCACATGACACTGGATCGCGGCCGTACGGTTGAGCAGTACCTCCTCGGCCATTTCGCACGACACCACCAGGGAGCGCTTGCCAGCCCGTTGGGCCGCACACGCGATTTCCAGGAGCCGGAACGTCTTGGTAGATTTCATACGCCCATAGATCACGTTGAATGTCCCTGGCTGGATTCCGCCGGTTGCCTCGTTGAGCGGTGCCCAAGGCCAGGGAATTCCCCTCATCCTGCCGCCATGCTTGATGTCGAGGTACATTTGATAGAGCTTACCCGAGTGGCTCGACATAGTGATGTCTTTTGACATCATCATGCTGGAGCTGGCGGCCGAGGCCCCGCGGTGCAGTTCCGCGACGGCGTCGTCATACTGCTGCATCGCGATGTTGCTTTCCGCGTTGGCAATCGAGGCCCTGAGGGTAATTTCGACTCGCTCCTTATGAACCCTGTCCACTAGCTCCGAGACATTCATGGTGGTCTCGGGGGTGTACATGAACGCGGGGACAAGCCGTGTGATGTCCTCGAGTGGCGGGACGTTGGTGTGACGTTGGAAATATGCCCCGATGAATCCCCAGACGGCTTTTTCGTCTGGCGTGTAGAACGATCGTTCCGTAACCCCAAGGCGCTTGGCCTCCAGGAAATTGGTCGAGCTTTCGATCGCTTTGGTCAAGAGCTTGACAGTACTGCTCATAGGATTTCCTCGAGTGTCTTGGTGGCGGCCAGCGCGGTCTTGAGGCTGACTCCGCGGAGTTGTTGTAGTTGTAATAATGCTTCGAGTACCGGGAGATCCCCAAGATGCAGGATGTTGCCCCACAGGTTTTCGACTCGCTTGGTCAAGGGGAAATTGAATGGCGACGCGAGCATCTCGGTGATGAACTCCATGTTGTCCGCCGGTACCCCGTGGGTCAGGGCCACGCGGGCCACGTCCTCGAGGTCTCCCTTGATGACCGAGGGGGCACCGAACGCTACCCCACGGTACACCACGAGTCCGGCGGAACTGAACTTGCCTGCGCTATAGTCATCCACGGCAAACCATGCCGTCATGGTCCCGGGGATCGACATCCCGACCTCAAGACCCCATTTTCTATGGGTTGAGCGCACCAGGGTGGCCATGTGGTAACTCGCGGCCTCCATGGCCATGATGGAGGTTATGGCCGGCCGTCGCAGTTCTTCCAGGCGCTCACCCGAGGGATTCTCCAGGTAATCCCCGTGGTCGAGAAACCGGTACTCCGGTTTTTCAGGAAGGACGGTTCCCCAGAATGCTCGCCAGAACATCTCGTTCCTCGTGGTTGTGCTCCAGGGCGTTGGCAATATCGTCCCGTAGGCAGTTAAAAAAATAGGCAAAGGCCTTGAGGGTCTCGCGGTCCATCACCATGTTGTTGTTTGCAGCCGTGGGGCTGTTGGATATCGTGCCCTTGGCCACCAGCTCCCCACGGCTCGACAGCATGGCGAACTCACAGCCGAGCAACAACTTGGATTCCTCATCCGCTGGCCCAGGGGTTATCCCGGGTTCCGGGGGGGAGATACGGAACTCCCCCCCGAGGATACGGATTTCTTTGATCTCGATCTTCATTTGTCCTCCTCTGGTTTTGTGATCTTGGCGGTGAAGCTCTTGGTCTTGATGGCCGTGAGGGCTTCGGACGGAAGGGCCTTGGCCTTCACCAAGGTCTCGAGCGTAGCGGTCAAGACGACAGGCTCCTTGGGTTCCACGAGGCCAGGGTATTGTTCGAGCGGGTTTGACAACAGGGTCTTGAGGACTGCGGTATCCACGAAGCGGTTCGGCGTGAGCGAGAGACTGAAGCTCTTGCCCGTTACATCACGGAAGTCCTTGTTTGATTCGGCCTCTTGCTTGGACAATTCGACGAGTCGTTTCTCGATCGCGTCTTTGTTATCTACAAGCTTGGTGTACAACCTGATTTTGTCGCCGTGCTCTGTCATCAGGATCTCGATCGTGCTGTTGGATTGATCGAGGGCATCGCGTTGAATTTTGATTTTTTCAGGTAAGCGCATGGTACTCCTTTGGGGTATGGGTTAAGTAGATCGTCCTCTTATGAGCACCAGATCATGTATTTTCACTGGCCCAGCGGGTCAAACGATCGTAGGCGTATTGCTCATGTTCCTCGGCCGTGGCCTTGAGGATACCGATGAGCCGGTCGAGTTGCTTTTTCTCATCGCCCGGGTGACACGGGGTCTTGGCAAACACCCGGATCCCCACCTTGCTGAACTCAAGGTTACGGGCATTGTCCAGTTCGGCCGACACCCAGCCGATTTGGCTTGGATCGATACCCCGGAGATCCGGGGCCTCAACCTTCACCTCCACGGGGGTCATGACCGTGGCCCCGAGGTATCCTTGTTTTGTCGTGGTGGCGCCCCCGGTCCTCGCGCCCAACAGTGCGGAAAGTGCATCATTTCGATTCATGGGTAAGCTCCTTGCTAAATTCTTTGGCCGACATCGCGGCACTCCAGGCCACCGATACGGCTTCCTTGAGTTGTGTCAACTGTGTCCCCGGGTTCTCCACCATGGACCCACGGGCGACTTTCCCGGGGTCCCACGACACCACCGCGGGGTATCGAAGTGTCTTGGCAATGCTTTTGCCAGGAACCTCGAGGTAATGGACGGTGTCGGACGCCTTGGTGATGGTGTTGCGGGTCACAAGGGTCGCGGCTCTCTCGCCTAGCAGCAGGATGATCTTGGGGTCCACGATGTAGATTTCCTGCATGAGCCTTGGGTTACAGGCGAGTAGTTCGTCTCGTGTAGGTGATCTCGGCTTACGCTTGATCCCTTCGTCGGTGTCCTCATCGTATGATGGCCGGCACAGCACCATCGAGGTGATGTAGACATCGTATTGGCGTGATATCCCCAGGGGGGTGAATATCTCGTCCAACAGACTCCCGGCCTCACCCCTGAGGGGGAACCCGACCTTATCCTCGTAGGCGCCAGGTGGTTCCCCGATGATCATGAGGTTGGCATTTATCCCACCTTCACCGAACACCACCTTGGTTCGCCGCGTACACAGGTCAGGACACCGGAGGCACCCCTTGTACTCTTCGAATAGTTGTTTGATATCACTTCGTTTGTCCATTTTACACATCCTTCTGGACCCTGTAGCCCGAGACCGTCAGGGATTCCATTGTCTTGTTCAGTGTCCTGATGAAGGCTGGGTGCCGCGCCGCGTAAAACCATGCCTGCGGTTCTTGCCCGCCTTCACGTTCGAGCCGCCCAACCGTCTGGACCACGGCGTTGCGGTCTTTCATCGGGGTCACGACCCTGAGGGTATCGAGTGATGGTTCACTCAATCCTTCTTTTCCGAATAGCTCGATTGCCAAGGTAATGGGCTTGGTCCGGAGGTTCGCGAGCCGGACATCTGCCGGAGTTTCCATGATGTTGATCCCGGGGGCAAGGTCATGCAACCTGTCCCTGAGGTTCAACAATACTTGCCGACGGCTCGAGATGATGAGTTGCTTTCGAAGTTGACGGTATCCTTCTCGAATGTCTGTCTCCAGGACCCCGAGGTATTGTTCCGATTCGGCCAACTGGGTGACCGCCACGGCGTAGTTGTCGTCCAGCAGCAGGTCATCCATCCGGACGAGCCGGAAGAATACCGAGGCCTTGGCCCTGGTGGAGTCTCGATAGAACACGTTCTTACTCAAGGCATGGTAGTAGACGAACGACAGGTAGTCCTCTCGCGCCAGGGTGGCGGACAACCCTATGCGGCGCCCTGGGAAAGCATTGGCCACCCCGGAGAACACGGGGGCAGCGAGATGATGCATCTCGTCCATAATAATGCATCCATATATTTCGCCTAGCATACGCTTGTTAGTTTCATCGAGCGCAAGGACCGACTGGACCAGCGCGACGGTGAAGGGCTGGAGATCAAGATCTCCGGATATCACCCGGCCTACCCGTTTGATCGACGTCTCCTTCAGGATCACCTCGGTCCATTGTTCCAGGATGTCTTTCGTGTGGGCCACCACCAGGGTCCAGCGACCGTACTCCACCGCGGCCTTGAGGGCGATGTACATCTTGCCCTCTCCGCACCGAAGACTCACGATAGCGTCGGACTGCCCTGGGGGCAGGGTCCCGGCGTCCCGGAGGAACTGGATGGCATCGACCTGCAACTGGTCCCTCGGGACAATAGCGCAGTGCTCCGCCACCGTGGGGAAATCCTTGGGGCCACGGTAGTGCGTAGGGGTAGAGGCGAGGTCAAGGTAGTGCCTTGGGGCCACGATGTGGTCGGGGGTCTCGTGGTACAGTTTCACCACCTTGGCCACGGTTGCCCTTCCGGTGGGTAGTACAATATACTGTAGGTCGTACATGGCTTTATCGGCCTCGGGGGTACCCCGGGGTAACCAAAGCATTTGATCCAGGAGGATACCCGTGTTCGACATATATGATGATGCTGGAGCGTTACTGAAGCGGCTCTACCCAGATGTCTCTCAACTTCCCAAGTTTGTCCTCATGGGCCAACCCAGGCAATTCGATCTTCCAAAGTATGCGTCCGATGACTTTGCCGTCGCGGTGCCGCTGCACGATGGGATCAAGTATGCTTACCCCTTGATGACCCCTGGGGCCACGGCGGTGAGTTGTCTCTACTTCGAACATACGCATCAAAATCTTCCTGCTGATCTTCGCAAGGAAGCGGCCACTCGATTGCTCGAAGCATGTGACCACCATTCCCTGGAGGTGACGGAAAAAGTTGCGGAATTAGCGACAGAGTATCAGGAAGAAGAAAAAACCGCAAGTTTTAAGACCCGGTTCCCGGACCAAGGGATCGAGGGCACCCCGTGGTTCCCTCTCTCGACGGCCGAACAAGTAAAGCTCGCGACAGACCTATACCCCCAGATCATCCGAAAACTGGCACCATCGGAACGACGGGAGTTTACCTTGAACCTGCAGAAACAGGCGTCGGCCCATGGGCTCGGGATGCCCGATACCGCTGCCCAGTGGGGCGGGAACGTCTTGGCCAAGGGGCTGGTGCTCGATGGCGTGGAGAAGCGGGCCTCCATGATGAATCCCCAGCAGGCCGAGTTGCTCCGGGGGGCGATTGACCAGATCCTTGTGATGTCACCCGAAAAGGTGGCATCGGTGTTTGAACAGCTGGATCAAGAGCTTGGGTTTGATGTCCTGTGGGACACCAAGCTGCGGGATCCCCAGGCTATCCATGGGTTTTCTGAACCTGAGGTCGAGTTGGTGAAGTTCGCGGAGTTCGAAATGTCACGTGAACATTGGGACGCAGCGTGCGATGCGGGCCTGTTGGATGTCTTCGAAGACGACACCAAACGGGCACTTCGCCAGCACCCCGAGGTGTTGGACGAATACACCGGGACCCCGGTGCTCCAGCACATCCTCGACGGGCTCGAATCCCTTGGGATCGTCCAGGGGGACAACTGACGGATAATCATGTATCGTGATGGCGATTCTGTAGCGATGAGGTGACTCTCGCGTGGACCAGAAACCCAGATGTCAAAAATTTCATCCCTATTCAATCGCCCAGAAATTCATCCCCTTGTACTCGACGTCGGGCTCGTTGAAATCTTTGGGCCCGAGTGGATCACGTGGGATGGGGACTCCGTCGCGATGGCGGCGGCGAGACAATCGGGCGGATCGGTAAGTCGAGCTACACAGTCGAAAATTAACGGGTTGCTTGTGCTTCACGGTACCCATGGGTATTGGGAAGACTGGCGGGCATTTGAGGATGTCTCCTGGGGACTGTCGGGCCATCAGGTTGACCTCGCGCAATTGACCCCCTTGACCGCCGTGGTGCTGCTCTATGGGTACCGCACGGCCAAGTGGATTGATTCCAAGAGTGAATTCTCTGATGACGTCATTGCCTACATCTTGGCCGTGATGTTGAGCGAGCAGTTCAGTCTATTGCCTACTGACCTTGGGTTCCTGCAGTCACGATTTCTTGAGGCTAATCCATTGGCCAGCAATAGGGCCGAGTTGGTGAAGGCGGGGTTGATCGCTGGGATCAAGACTCCAGCGAGCAATACCGAAGAGAATGCGATCTCGGTCGAGTTACTTCGACATTCGAATTTGGAAACAGTGTTGGCATCCTCGTGTTCCATCGAGATCATTACCCAGCAGGCTGATGCATTTGGGCTAGGCCGTACCGTGCGGGCAGTATTGGAGGTTTAGCATGAGTGTTACGTTTGGTAATCCAGATCGGCCCTCTACGGTTACGGACTTTGTCGCGCGGGGCGGTACCATTCGGTACCCAAACCCCTTCTTCGACGTGGCCCAGACCTACATGCCGACCACGGTCAAGCACCTGTTTAGTTTCTGCAAGACCTACTATCTTGGCAACGGGCTGGTCAACAACGTGATCAACCGGATGGCCTACTACCCAGTGACTAAGCTCCGGTACGGCCAGAAGACCAAGAACAAATCCACCGACGATTATGTCGAATTGTTTGAAGAGCAACTGAACCTTGAATCCTTCCTCATTGAGGTTGGGGTCAATGTCCTGGTGTTCGGCAACGCCTACATGTCGGTTCACTATCCGATCCGCAAGATGCTCACCTGCACGGCGTGCAAGCATGAGATGGCGGCCGACACGGTAAATTACAAATTCGAGCGATTTGAATTCAAGCTTAGTCCTTGTCCTCGATGCGGTTCCGTAGCGATCGCTACAGTACGGGACATGGCGATAGCATCGTCCAGGAAGATCAACTTGATCCGATGGGACGTGATGGACGTGGAGGTGTTTTTCAACCAAGCCAACGGGATGTCGTATTACATCTTGTCGGTCCCCATGACCACTGCCAAGGCCATTACCGAGGGCAACACCCTGTTGATCAACGATACGCCCCAGGTGTTTATCGATGCGGTCAAGCGAAAGGAGAAGATTCTTCTCAACAGCCAGAATGTATTCCACATGAGGCGCCCGAGCCTCGCGGGCCAGGACATGGGCCTGGGGATCCCGTTGGTTCTCCCGGCGATGAAAGACCTCTACCTCATGCAGGTGTTGAAGAAGTCCCAAGAGGTCATTGCCCACGAACATATCGTGCCCTTGCGGATCCTCCACCCCGCTACCTCGACAAACGTGGATCCAATCCAAACGATGGATTTGACTTCATGGCAATCGACTGCCCGGTCAGAGTTGGCCCGTTGGCGGCAAGATCAAAACTATATCCCGATGCTCCCGATGCCCATTGGGTTCCAGTATCTTGGGGGCCAGGGAAAATCACTCCTGTTGACCAACGAACTCAAGCAGTTGTCCGAGAGCATCGTGATGTCGTTGAACGCTCCAATTGAGTTTGCGTTCGGCGGTTCGACTTACAGTGGCAGTAGCGTGACCCTCCGGATGCTGGAGAACCAGTTCCTACGCCACCAGAGCCAGCTACTTAAGTTGGTCAAGTTCATCACTTCGTCGATCTGTAATGTCCTTCGGATCGAGCCCCCTACGGTTGAGTTTACTTCACTCCGGACGGCTGACGATATTCAGCGCAAGAGCATCCTGATGCAGCTGAACCAGATGAATCGAGTTTCCGCCAGGACATTGCTCGAGGAGTTCAACCTTGATCCTGCTGATGAAGAGAAGATGATCGAAACGGAGCTTGGGGCTCGTAACCGGATGGAACAAAAGCAATTCCTCCAAAGCGCTGAGAACCAAGGCAAAGCCCAGGTGATTGGCGCCAGGTACCAAAGCAACGCCCAGATGGAGGCCATGAAATCGACAAGCAGGCTCCAGGGAATGCCCTCGACCCAGGCGCAAGCCCAGGCGGAACAAGGGGGTGTCCAAGGAAGTCAGCCCGGGGGCCAGCCCGAAGGTCAGGAAGGCCCCATGGTGTTGTCGGAAAAGCAGATCAAGTCTGCAGTCAAGGAATTGGCAGGGTTGCAGGAAGGGGAACGGGCCCAGGCGCTCCAGCAATTGGGTCAGAAGATTGACCCCCAGAGCCTCCAGATGATCATTGGGATCCTGGGCCAGAAACCCAATGACAATATGAAACCACTGCCGGATCAGCGGCCGCCTCGGCGCCACAAGGCCCTGGTGTAGCCGGTGGCATACTTTACAACTGAGGAATCCGACGGTCACGCTAAAGACGCGGTAGAACGGGCGATCAAAGAAGTCTTCACCGACATAACCGTGGGGGACAAGACCTTGCGGCTTGACGGTGTGCAGGTAGACCAGCGGCTTGACCCCCAGGATTACGAATCTCAGCGCCAAACCAAGTTGAAATCAGGGGTCTGGGGGATGTCGGTCTCGGGGCTGTTCTCGCTGTTGGATCAAAATGGAAAGGTCAAGGACACGGGTCGGGTCAAGCTCATGACCTTGCCGCAGAAGACTGCTCGCCATACCTTCATCTTTGGAGGCCAGGAGTATCAATTCGATACTCAGTTTCGACTCAAGCCAGGGATATACACCCGGGTGACGGACGCGGGAGAGTTTGCCTCCAGGATTTCGGCCGAGGGGAAATATTACCGCAATACCGAAATATTCTTTGATCCCCAGACCAAGGTCTACACCCTTGGGGTAGGGACTTCCCACGTACCCCTCGCGACCCTGTTGGATCTCATGGGGGTGTCGGTCCAAGAGCTTGAACTTGCGGTCGGCAAGGAGGTCGCAACCGCGAACCTGGGGAAGGCGAAGCCCGGGGACTACAGCAAGCTCTACAAGGCGTTGTTCGACCTGGACCCTGGACCTAAACCGGATTACCAGGTGATCGTCCAGGCGCTCCATGACAGCAAGCTTGATCCTGATGCCACCGAGTACACCACGGGCATGAGGTTATCTTCGGTCGACAAGACCGCGATCCTCACGACCATGAAGAAACTGTTCAAGCTGGTCAGAGGGGAGACAGAGGAGGATGACCCCAACAGCCTGGTGACCAAGTCGGTCCATTACTACGAGGACTATCTTCGTGAGTGGATCCTGAAACATGGAAGCGAAGTACGGCGAAAGATTTCCAACAAATTGCCTCACGCCAATAAGGTGGAGGATACGATCTCGACCTCCATCCTGATGCCGGCGATCGGGAAGCTCTTTACCGCGACCCCGTTGGCTCAACGGCGCGAACAGCACAATGTCGTAGACATTCTGTCGGGTACCGGCAAGACAACGCTCCGGGGTCCCGGGGGGATATCAGACCCCAACATGATTCGGGACGACATGAGGACGATCCATTCGTCCCACATGGGGTTCTTGGACCCGATCAAGACACCGGAAGGTTCGACCATCGGGACAACCTTGTTCTTGTCTTCGTTGGCCAGGAAGCGGGGCAACGAACTGGTCGCGACCTTCATGGACGTGAAGACTGGCAAGGAGGTGGACCTCACGCCCAAACAAGTGTTCGACACCGTGGTGGCGTTCCCTGACGAGTATGACTTTGAGGTCAAGCCACCGAAGGCAAAATCCAGCAAGGTGATGGCTTCCCACCGGGGTGACGTGCGAGACTACCCGCCATCCGAGGTTCAATACGTCCCAGCTTCCCAGGCGGGACTGTTCCACCACACGACCAACCTGATCCCTTTTCTTCGATCGAACAACGGCGTCAGGGCCATGACGGCGTCTCGTCAGATCGAGCAGGCCATCTCCTTGACCCATCGGGAAGCCCCCCTGGTACAACTGAAGTACGGTCGCTCCGATTCGACCGCTGAGCAGGGGTTCGGTCGCTACCTTGGGGCCAGCCTCAGTCTAGTGGATGGTGAAGTTTCGTCTGTCCGGCAAGGCAAAATCATCGTGAAGGACAAGGCCGGGGCTTCCTCGGTAGTCAACACGTATCGAGATTTTCCACTCAACAACTCCAAGGGGTACATCAACTCCGAGGCCTTGGTATCCGTGGGGGATAAGGTGAAGAAGGGTCAGGTGTTGGCCGATACCAATTACACGAAGAACGGGACCCTTGCCCTTGGGACGAACCTTCGGGTCGCGTACGTCCCGTGGAAGGGCCTGTTGTTTGAGGATGCCTTGGCCATCAGCGAGTCCGCAGCCACCAAGCTGACTAGCGATCATCTCCACCAGTTCGTCGTGGAGTTGGGGGAGAAGTCGATCTCGGGTCGAGACAAATTCCGTAACTATTTTCCCAACAACATCTCCCATGCCCAGTCCCAGAAATTAGACTCCGACGGCGTCATCACGGTGGGGCAGGAAGTCAGCCGAGGGGATTACCTCTACGCGGGAATGTTTGAGAAAGAAGTTGATCCGGACAGCGAAGCGATCCTTCGGGTCGGGACCCGGGCGTTCCAATCGTTCGGTGACTCCTCGATCCAGTGGGAGAAAGATTACCCCGGGGTCGTGACCGCGGTGGAGAAGTTCGCCAAAAAGTACATCGTCCACGTGAAGACCAAGGAACCGGCCGTCGAAGGAGACAAGCTGGTTGGGCGCCACGGGAACAAAGGGATCATCAGCAAGATTGTCCCGGATGCCGAGATGCCCCATGACCTCGAGGGCAAGCCATTCGAAATCCTGATGAACCCCGCGTGTTACGACGACAAGACAGAAGTTTTGACAGAAAATGGGTGGTTGCCTTTCTCACAGGTTAGTCAAGGCGACGTCGTAGCGTCTATGCATCCAAACGGAGAGTTAGTATATGAAAGTGTGCTGGCAGTTCATCGAAGTTTTTATGTTGGGCCAATGTACAGGATCAAGAATAAAAAACTTGACCTTATGGTAACGCCAAACCATAGGATGTACACGCGAAAAGGAGACAGCAATGAGAAATCGCCGTATGAAATCAATGAAGCGAAGAAAATTTTTGGCCAGCGGCGCTACTACTTAAAGAATTCTGAAAAATGGGTGGGTAGTTCTGCAGAGGTTGTGCGCTTCGGAGAACCTGAAGATCGTGATGGTACTGGGCCAAAAGCCGACCCAAGAAAACTGGAAATAGCCCCCAGTGAATTTGCCGAGTTCCTAGGAGTGTTCATCGCCGAAGGCTGGGCGTGTAGGCGAGAGGGTGGCATCTATGATGTGGGTTTAAGTCAGTCACAGAGATTGAATCCAGATAAATGCGTGGAGATCGAACGCTTTTTGGCTCTATTACCGTGGTCGTTTTCCAGGCGTGAAAGAGACAACGGTCAAGTTGAGTGGACTGCACGAAATAGGGAATTATGCCTTTGGCTCATGGAACATGTGGGCACAGGGGCCAAGAACAAACGTATACCACGCCAGGCACTGGCGTGGCCGAGCGCTACCTTAGAATTACTGCTTAACGGGCTCATGCTGGGCGATGGATCGACACGAAATTCACCTCAAACGTCCCACTACGACAACCGGAGGTATTTTACGGCCTCGAAAGGTCTGGCGGACGACGTGCAGGAACTTGCGCTTAAGCTTGGTGTTTCTGCACAGATAACGACACAAATTAGTTGTTTCAGAGAAACCGTTACGGATATCTTTGTGGTCAGTTTTTTGAAACGGTCAACACCTTCTGTTAATTGGCCAGGGAAAAAACATGCACAAGTGGAAAAGTGGGTACATTACGAAGGCGATGTATTCTGCTTGACTGTTCCCAGCGGGCTACTGTATGTTCGTAGGAATGGTGTGCCAGTATGGTCTGGTAATTCTGTCGTCGGGCGTGTGAACCTGGGGCAAGTGTACGAGACCCTCGTGGGCAAGGTGGCGGCCAAGACGGGGAACCCCGTGGTGGTGGACAACTTCGCCTCCGAGCAAGACAACCATAAGTACGTGGCCGACATGTTGAAGAAGCATGGGCTTCAAGATCGCGAAATCGTGGTGGATCCGGTCGACGGACCCACGGAAAACCCGGTGCTCACGGGCAACCAATACATCTTTAAGTTGACCCATCAGGTTGATAAGAAGCTATCGGCTCGAGGGGCAGTGTCCAAGACCACGGGGGAAAGGCTCCAGTACACGGGTGACAAGATTCCATCGAAGGGCGGTTCCGAAGGTGGCCAATCGATCGGTATCCTCGACACCTACGCCCTGTTGGCCAACGGGGCAACGGCGAACCTCAAGGAGATGTTCTCGTACAAGGGGGACGCTCAGAATGCTTTGTTTTGGTCAACATTGAAGAACGGAGGTGTCTTGCCGGCCGCCGAGGTGCCGTTCACCGCAACCAAGTTTCTCGCGCTCCTGGAAGCCATGGGGGTACATGTCAAGAAGGATGGCAATTCGCTCCAACTGCTCCCCATGACGGATCGAGACATCGAGACCATGTCGGCCGGCGAATTGAAGAACCCCGGCCAGGCGCTCGACGCGAAGCTCCGGCCGTACCAAGGGGGTATCTTCGATTCCCAACGGACCGGTGGGCTCCATGGCAAGAAGTACACCCACATGAACCTCCCGTTCCCCGTGGTCAACCCGGTGACGCGGGACGGTGCCGTCAGGCTGTTGGCCTACCACCATCCCGATCACGGCGGAACCCTTGTGGACAAGATTCTCGAGGGGCACCTGGGGTTGAATAAGAAAGGCGATATCGTCCCGGTCGTTGAAGCCACGGTCGTGGGGGGTGCGGCGGTGCAGAACCTGTTGGCCCGGATCGACGTGGACAAGAGCCTCAAGACCGTGGAACAGGATCTCGAGACCGCGGCACCGTCGAATGTCAACACGATCAACAAGACCCGCAAGTACCTCAAGGCCTTGAAGGAGTTGGGCTACACGGCCGACCAGGCCTACTGCCTTACCAAATTTCCCGTGCTGCCACCGTTGTTCCGCCCCATCGTGGTGAATAAGAACGGGACCATCAGCAACGAGGATATCAATGAACTGTATCGTAAGCTCGGGGAGACGATCGAGGCGGTGAACCAAGGGGATAAGAAGTTACCTCCCGAAATGATGGCCCAGCGGTCTGCCGCGATCCAGGACATGGTCGACGCTGTCGCGATCTCGGGGTACAGCGCCCACAACCGAACGATGAAGGGGGTGATGCAGTTGATCTCGGGCACGAGCCCGAAGTACGGATTCTACCAGAAGAAGGTATTGAAGCGTCGGCAAGACCTCAGCGCCCGCAGCACCATCGTGCCGAACCCCGAGCTCGACGTCGACACCATCGAGGTGCCGGACAAGGCCCTATGGGAACTGTTCGGCCCGTTCGTCACCCGGTCGCTCGTGCAGTCGGGATATCCGGTCGCCAAGGCGGCGGAGCATGTGAAGGACAAGACCGAGGTAGCCAAGACCGCGCTGCTCAACGAGCTAAAGGATCGTCCCGTCCTGATGAAACGAGATCCTGTGCTCCACAAGTTTGGTATCCAGGCGTTCCATGCGAAATCTTCGTCCGGCAACACGATTCGGATTCCCCCGAGCGTGACGACGGGATATGGGGCAGATTTCGATGGGGACCAAATTTTGGACACTGTTGTTGTATTTGCAACGGATTCGGTTTTGTGCCAGCATATACTGGAACAAGGAGCCGAAGACATGACTGCACGTTTGAAAACTGTGTTACCGACGATGGACATCCACGGGATGGTGTTCCTGTTAGACTTGCAGGATTTTCCTCACGGTGAATTGATTGGAGCTAAGCAAGGAGAAAAGGGTCCCATCGAGTTCTACGCGGTGCCCAATGGAGTTTACGTTCTAGCCTTAGATGAGACTGTCGGCGCACTGGTGTGGTCACCCGTGACCGTATGGTCGAAGCATCTGGATCGTGAAATAGAGATCATCACACTGGCATCTGGACGACAGATCGTATCGGACGACGATCCCCGTGCGGTCTACGGAATGGCCGCTGGTACGTTACTTTACGGACGCTTTCAACCTGCTACCGCAGTCGAGTCTCGGGTGCTGGTTCCTCGAGGCCAGCGCTTAAGCATCCCTGAAATACTACACAATGCATTCACAGGGGCGGAGAACTCTAATAGGCCTCGATCACACCAAGTATTTCCGGAAGTTGTACTGACAGAGAAACTCGGTTATTTCCTTGGGGCTGCCGCTGGCGATGGATGGGTTTCTTCTATAGATCAGATCTGCCTAGCATCGATAGATGATGATGTGGTACTCCGGTTTGCCGAAGGCCTCGCGGAGATGATGCAGACAGGGCTTGTGCCTTTTAGTCTCGCGCACGTCACCACATCCTACGGTGAAAGCCGAAGAGCCTCGTTTTCTGCGAGTAGTGCTGGCAAAGTTCTCGCGGGATGGATTGGAAAAGGTGCGGAGAACAAACACTTGCCTCCGTTCTTTTTGACATCTCCATTGGAATTTAGAAGGGGCTTGTTCGCGGGGTTGATGGATACCGACGGATCGATTTCGGTTTCTACAGCTAAAAGCAAGCCTCAGTTGATGTCCAATTTTACGAGCATCAGTTTGCGCCTGGTTCGTGAGGTACTGTTATTAGCGGCGTCACTAGGAGTACGTGGACGTATCACGGCTTTTAAGTCGTCCTCTACAGGTAAGCCCTCATGGATAGTTAGCTTCTCAAACTACGATGTCAAGAGGTGGGGCGGCGCAGGTATGGCGTGCTCACATAAACTGGAGCTATTACGTTCAATCGAGATAGGGATTACCCCATCTCTCGTGCGCCACGATCTTGTTCCTATCTCTGTTTCCTTGGCCCAGCACATCTACAAAAGTATTCCTATGGAACGCAGCGCCCCGCAGGCTCGCAAGAATGCGTATTTCAACTTTAACAAGGCAGCGAAAGAAGGCTATGTAACACGAGATGCTGCTGAACGAGTCACATCTTACGTGTCAATAAATCAGATTGTGGCCCACCCCGATGGCGCTCTGTGGTGGAACATCGTCCAGCAGACGGATGTTACGTGGGACATGGTGGAATCCGTGGAGGTCACGGGTATTCGGGAGACGGGTTACGACCTCACGGTCCCGGGGCACGAGACCTTTATGAACGTCGAGGGTGTCGTGCTGTCCAACACCGTATCGGTCTACGTCCCGGCCACCGAGGCGGCGAAGGAAGAGGCCAAGGGTCTCGTCCCGAGCCGGAACCTCTTCGGCGTGAAGTCCGGATCCCTGATGCACAAGCCCCAGCATGAGCAGCAGTTGGGGCTTTACCTGTTGACCGAGGAGGGGAGGAACACAAACCAGGTGTTCCAAAGTTTCGACAAATTGATGGAAGCGTATGGCCGTCGACAGGTTCGCCTCCAGGACGTCGTGACCTTTGGGGGGCGCAAGACGACCTTAGGACGCCTCCTGGTGGCCAACGCGATCCCCATGGGTCGTCTACATGACGACTGGTACCAGAAGATCGCGTACGACCGAAAATTCCGTCTGGACAAACATCAGGTCAACAGCCTGATGGTCCAGGTGGGCAAGACCCAGCCGGCCGATTTCCCCCAGTTCCTCACGACCATGCGGCAACTGGGGGACAAGGCTGCCTTTACCCTCGGGGCGTCGGTCAGCATGGCGGATCTCAAGCCGATGAAAGATTTGGCCAAGCATCTTCCCAACGCCACGGACTCGGTCCGCCGGATCGAACAGTACAGCACGGCCCGTGATAAGGTCGAGCACGAGGCCAAGCGCCGGCTCTCGGCCCAGGACAACGGGTTGTACAAGACCGTTGTCTCGGGTGCCCGGGGGACATTCGACCAGTTGAAGCAGATTGTCTTATCGCCTGGCATGATTTCAACGGAGGCGGGCCGCGTGGCCCCCAAGCCGATCAACCGGTCGTATGCCGAAGGCTTGAAACTCGGGGACTACTGGACCACACTCCACGGGGCTCGGCTTGGCATGATCTCGAAGTCCCGCGGGACCGCGCTCCCGGGGTACCTGTCCCGCCAGATCATCAGCACGGTGGCAGATGCCCGGGTTACCACGGAAGATTGCCAGACGAGCCAGGGGATATACGAGGATGTGAAGAGTCGTGACATCATCGGGCGTTACCTGGCCAAGGCCCAGAAGATCGGGAACAAGTCAGTAGCTAAGGACACTCTTGTGGATGGCACGGTCGTGATGTCGGCCCGCAACGCAGGGGTATCGAAACTGTTGGTCAGGACTCCGTTGAAATGTGAAGCTCATGATGGCATCTGTGCCAAGTGTTTTGGCCGGTGGCACGACGGTAACGATCCGTCCGTCGGTACCAACATCGGGGTGATCAGTGGCCAGTCCCTTGGGGAACCCACGACCCAGTTGTCCATGAAGCTGTTTCATGAAGGCGGCGTGGCATCCAAGGCTTCGAAACTCGTGGATCAGTTCGCCGTGGCCGAGACCCTGCTGAAAGCGCCGCTTCGTCTTAAGGACGAGGCCGTCCTGAGCCAGGTGACCGGTACCGTGACATCGATCAACAAGACCGCGACCGGATGGAAGGTCTTCGTTGGGACCAAGGAACAATTTGTCCCGGCGTCCAGGACCCTGGAGGTTAAGGTTGGGACCAAGGTTCAACAAGGGGACAAGATTTCGTCTGGTCAGGTGAATGTCCACCAGCTCGCCAGCCTCGCGGGCATTGGGGCCGCGCAGAACCACATGGTAGGGTCTCTCCACGAACTCTACGGACCCCTTGGGGTTGACAAGCGCCACATCGAAACGGTGGTGCGCCACATGACTGACCTCGGGGTGGTGGATCAGGCCGACGGTGCCTCGGGGTTCGGGCGTGGTGATGTCGTCTCGATGGCCAAGATCGAGGCGTTCAACCGCCGCTACATGGCGCCCGACTGGGCCATTGGAAAAAAACTGGCGGAGAAGTACCTCAAGTATGGCCGTGGCACCGAGGTGACGGACCTGGTGGCCAAGGACCTCAAGGATCACAATATCAATAGGGTCAAGATTGAAGATGGCGGGGCTGTCAAGGCCAACCCAATGATCCGGGGGGTCAACACCATGCCCTTGATCCGGACGGATGATTGGGCAGCCAAGATGTCGTTCGAGCGACTCCGCGGCACCATGGAGACCGGGGTCCTGACGGCCGCGAAGGCCGACATAGCGGGTCGGTGGCCCCTGCCGTCCATCGGGTTCGGCAAGATTCAAGATCCCAAAACAGCAGGGTAATGGTGCTGAACCGCGATGATCAGCTCACGAGCCTGAAGTTACCAGACCCTGGGGGCGGGTGGGTACCGCCGGATCGGCCTGTCCTGATTGAAACGGCGGAAGTCGTGCGGGTGGATCCAGATCTGTGGACGTGTGATCTGGAATGCAAGTTCTCGGGCCGTAGACCGTCGAACATTGAGATCGGGGGCCTGGGGGTCAGTCGCAACGGCACCATGATGGGGTACATGCCCCAGGTGGGGGACAAGTGCATCGTGGCCCACCTGTCGGACGTCCGGAGCCCCGTGATCCTGATGTTCCTCCCGGTGGTGGCCCAGAGGGGCTACGCCCGGGGTCGCCGCAAGGCCATGCGGCCGGGTGACACCATGATGTCGTCGGAATCAGGGAACTACGTCCACGTGCATGCCGGTGGAATCGTCGACATCGCGGCCGACCCCGTGACCCGCCGGATCTTCATCCCCCTGCTCCACCAGATCAAGGACATCTGTGAAAACTATACCCTCGAGACCGCCGGGGGCGAGTTCCGTTGGAAGAACCGTCGGGATGAGAAGGGGATCGACGGGACCCCGGTGGAGCTGGTCTACGAGGTCAAGGAATTCAGCAAGGGTGAGGTGGTCTTGGTGTTGAAGCAAGGGAACGTGACCGACGTGACCGACATGCCAGACCGTCCCGTGGACCACAGGGCTGTGCAAAAGGATGGCGAAGAAGTGTTTCGCTGCACTGTCGACCGGGCCGGTAACCTCAAGGTCACGGCCGCGAGCACGACGCTCGAATTCACTGATGATTTCGACATGACGGTCGAGGGTGAATTCAACATGTCGGCTACCGGGAAGGCGAAACTAAATGGAGACTCAGGCGTAGAATTGGCAAATGCCACGGAACCAGCGGTCTTGGGCACGACCCTCAAGACCCAGTTGGAGGCGTTCCTCACGGGTATGTCCGTCTTGATGGACAGCCTGGCGGCCACGGGGGCCGCCTTGGCTGTTGCGGCGCAAGGTCCTTTGGCAGCCCTACAACCTGGGTTCCAGCAGATTGCCCCTGCGGTCACGACTACCAAGGGGTCGATCGAGACGTTCAAGACTTCCCTGGCCCAGGCGTTGGCTCGTGACACCAAACTATCGTAGACTAGAGTCATGGCGAACCTGTTCAAACCCAAGCCCCAGTTGACCGACACGTTCGAGAAGGCCGCGAGCCTCAGTATCCAGTTGGCCAACCCGCCGGAGGACTGGGAATCCGAGATCACGGACTACGCCTACCGGTTGCACCCCTGGCTCGTGGACTTTACCATCGCGATCGAGTTTCTCAAGAAGTTGCCGGATCGTCAGTATGGGATCGGGAGCATCTTGGTGTCGGCCAAGCAGCCAATTTCGCCCGAGCGTCAGCTCGGAAGCGCCTTCCAGCAAGGACCACAAAGTCAAGGAGCTGAGCAGGAGGTAATGGCCAGTATCCCGTTGATCATTGCCGAGGGGACCCTCGCGCCGCTCGATATCTTCATCTCGGGATCAACGGTCTGTGCCCTGGACGAAGACAATTTCAAACGCAAGGCTGGGGAACTCACCCAGATGGGCAAGTATACGGGCCGGATTTCGTCCGACCCCACGCTCATTGGGTACCTATGGCCACCGTCCCGTACGTTCTTTTTTGGGTCCGGGGGCATGGACATGGGGTCCGCCATGATGGGGGGTGTCAAGCTGGCGGAAGACAGTCGTCTCGACGATGCCAAGTTTTTCTACAAGGCCCAGCTTCTTGGGGTTGAGGAACTTGAGA